AACACAATCATCGGGTGATATTTGGATTGATTCAGACACAGATCAATTATATTTTTACAACGGCAGTTCACACGTTCTTGTAGGACCGTCTTCTTCTAGTACAAGTGGTTTTACATTTCCAACTATAACAGATTCAGGAGACGTTGTACAAAAAGTTACTGAAATTAAAAATAATTCAAGTTTAGTTGCAACAGTATATGATGGCACAACATCATTCATACCCAAAACTTCAATAACAGGATTCCCAACAATATTTCCTGGTATTACATTATCAACAGCAATAGCAAATTTAAAATTTCACGGAACGGCAACAAACGCAGACGCATTGGGTGGAAGTTCGGCGGCAAACTTTTTAACATCTAACTCGGCTGACACAATGTCAGGAAGATTAACATTAGATACAGACGATGGTATCTATATCGGAGACCAATCAGAATTACAAATTACAGTATCTAACAGTGATGTGTTAGTAACTCAATCTGCACAAGACAAAGATATAATTGTTAAGGCAAACGTATCGGGTACATCAACAGAGATGATAAGAATTGATGGATCAACAGGCAGAATAGGAATTAAAAATACAGTACCATCAACAGAATTAGATGTTGTAGGAACAGTTAAAGCAACAGCATTCCATGGAGCAGTTACAGGAAACGTTACAGGAAACATTACAGGTACAGCAAGTATATCAACAACATCAACAATAACAGCAGACAATACTACAAATGCGGCAAGATTCATTCCATTTGTAAGTGCCGCAACAGGAAATTTAGGATTAGCAACTGATGTAAATTTGTCTTACAATCCTTCAACAAATATTTTAAACACAACGGCAACAAATGCTCAATACGCCGACTTGGCTGAAAATTACGAAACAGATGCAAACTACGAAGTAGGTACAGTTGTAATATTTGGCGGAGACAAAGAAGTTACACAATCAACAATATCAAACGATACAAGAGTAGCAGGTGTTATAAGTGAAAATCCTGCTTACTTAATGAATAGCGACAGCGACGGTTTGCCAGTTGCACTTGTAGGAAAAGTTAAATGCAAAGTTCATGGAATGGTATCAAAAGGCGATCTTTTAACTACTTGTGGAACACAGCCAGGTCATGCTCAAAAGGCATTAAGTCCTGTATTGGGTTCTATAGTAGGAAAAGCAATGGAAAACAAAGACACAGCAGAAGAAAGTGTCATTTTAATAAGTGTTGGAAGGTTATAAATACTGGTAATATATGGCTTATACAATTAACAAAACAGACGGAACAGTAGTTGCTACCATTACAGATGGTACAGTTAATAATTCAACGAGTTTAACACTTTTTGGAAAAAGTTATTCAGGGTTTGGAGAAGCACTAAACGAAAACCTTGTAAAATTATTAGAAAATTCATCTTCATCCGCGGCTCCAACTGCACCTTTAAAAGGTGAACTTTGGTATGATTCAGCATCAGCATCTTTGAAAGTTTATGATGGTTCGTCATTTAAACCAACAGGTGGCGCAAGAGCACAATCAACAGAACCAACAGGAGCGGCAGGCGACTTATGGTTAGACACAGATGACAATCAGGTTTATGCTTACACAGGTTCAGCATGGAAACTTGTAGGTCCTGTATATTCAGACTCACAACTTTTATCAGGTTGGAAAATAGAAAACATTCAATACACAGGTGGTTCACACACAGTTTCATCAATGTATGCAAACAATGTAAGAGTTGCAATACTTTCAAAAAATTCTTTTACACCAAGCAATAACACAGAAACATCAAATGGTTTTGCACAGATCAATGCAGGTATCACATTAAATTCAACATTAGGTGCTCAATTAACAGGAAATACTTCACAAGCATCAGCACTTGATGTATCAGGTACAACAAACACATCAGGCACAGTTATTGCAGGTGGAAACTTTTTAAGATCAGATGCATCTGATACAACAGCAGGTGCAATTCAAATTAACAATGACGGTGGTTTAGTTGTTGGAGCAAATGCAAGTAATGATGCATTTAAAATTACAAGATCATCAGGTAATGTTACGATTGCAAACGTAGGTGAAGATAAAAATGTATCTTTCACAATCAATGATGGTGGTTCAACAAAAACTCCATTAGCATTCACAGGAGCCTCAGGAGCAATAGCACTAACAGGTGATGTTACTATCACAGGTAACTTAAACATCTCAGGTGAATACAATTCTTCATCATCTAATGTGTCAACGTATGATGATGCTTTTATTAAAGTAAATTCAGGAAACTCAGAAGCAGACGCAGGACTTATTGTTGAGACATCTGATACAAACGATGCAAGATTATTTTATGATGTATCAGCAAATAACTGGGTAGCAGGAGAAAATAATTCATATTCTCAAGTCATAAGAGATGCAGACTCAACAGCAGATGGTCATGCTAACAGACAAAAAGTTTTAAAAACAACTGGAGCAGGTAACATAAAAGTTACAACAGCAACGTTAGGTTCGGTAAATGCTTCAGGTGCCGCAATAACAACATCTGACACTTCAAGTACATCAGTTCCTACAGTAGGACAGGTTGCTACATTTGGAAACTTCTGGGGAGGATCAGAGAAATATGTTAGTACGATTGCTCCGCAGGCAAGTGACGGTAATAACGGAGATATCTGGTTCGTAAGAGAGGTATAATCCGTGACTAAAATAGTCAAAACTTTCGAATATACAGGAAAATTAGCAATAGCAGATTTGCCATTTGGCGTAACCACTATGGATGTTTATCTATGGGGAGGTGCTGGCGGTAAAGGTGGTGGAGACTTTGCAGGAGAAGGTGCAGACGGTGCCGCAGGTCATTATGTTCAAGCAACAGGTATTGACGTAAGAGCATATGCTGGTGTTAAAAAAATTGCAGTAGCAGTAGGAGGCGCTGGTGGCGATGGAACTGAAGGTAGTGGTGCTTTTGGTGGAGCCAACGGAAAAGGTTTAACAGGATACTCAGGAGGCGAAGGAGGAAAATCAGGAACAACTGGTACTTCAGGCTCTGGAGGCGGTGGCGGTGGTGCAACCACAGTCACAATGTTTGCATCGGGTGAATCGGCAGACACAATCAAAATAGCAATAGCAGGTGGTGGTGGAGGATCAGGAGGATCTGGAAGACAATCACGAGGCGGTGTAGGAGCAAACACAAATTCAGCAACAAGTAATTCCCCAGGATTTTTAGGAGAAGCAGGAGCAAACCACAACGGAGACGGCGGTGGTGGAGGTGCTGGAGGCGGAGGAGCCGCTGGAGGAAAAGGTGGTTCTGGAGCAACAGGTGATGCAGGTGGACATCCAGGATTTTCTGGATCAAATGTTATACCAAGTGTAGCATCAGGCACAGGAAATGCCGCGGCGGCATCAGAATCAAATGGTTCAGGTACAATACCGGGACAAACAAATTTATCACTAACAGGTGCAGAGTACGGAGACTTCAACGGAGTACAACTTTACACAAACAGCAGAGCCTATGGAGCGTCAAAAGGCAAAAGTGGAAAAGACGGAAAAGCAGTTGTAGTCTTTAACATTCCATCAGATGCAAAAACTAAAGTTAGTGGACAATGGAAAAATATTTCAGAAATGTATCAAAATAGAAAATCAGTTTCACCAACTGGCGGAGAACTCAGCAACGGTTGGTATAGAATCATCGGCGGGTATTACAAAGTAGGCGGTGTATGGAAAACTATTTTCAGTTCAGACATTAACTTTAAATTGTATTCAGAAGGATTTGGAAATCCATCAGGTGGACCAACTTCAGGATCAGTAGGAACAGGAGGAATACCTACAGTGCAAAATATTCCTGCAACTGCACCTAACAGTGATAGAGGAAATGACAACGACGGCGGCGCCGCATTTGTTAAAGACGACAGATGTTATGCCAATGCTAATGATGGTTTTGGATCACTTTCAATTTATTCCAATCACCCAAATCAAAATTATGGATTTTATTCTAGACAACACACTAATAGTGCTGAGAGCACTTCTTCAGGCAGTTGTTTCATCGCAGGTACCAAAGTTCTCATGGCAGATGGCACAGAAAAGAATATTGAGGATGTTGTAGTTGGTGATGTAGTAAAAGGACACAACGGAGATAACACAGTTATTAAATTAGATTGGGTAACTCTGGGAGATAGAAAATTGTACACATTCAATGACAGTGAACATTATTTCTTTACATCAGAACACCCGTTCATGACCGAAGAAGGTTGGAAATCAGTCAAACCAGAGAAAACAAAAGAACGTGATGGCGATGAACTTTATAAAGAACTAAAAGGTGAGTTAAAAGTTGGTGATAAACTTGTGACTAGCAATGGATTAATTGAGATTACAGATATTAAATCAAAAGAAATAAACAATCCTGAAATGCCTTTATACAATTTCCATATTTCAAATGACAAATCATATATTGCTGACAACTATGTTGTACACAACAAAGGTTGTTTCATAGCAGGAACACAAATAACAATGGCAGATGGTTCAACAAAAGCAGTTGAACAAATAGATTTAAAAGATGAAGTAGCAGTTGGTGGTTATGTATTTGCTACAGGAAAGTTTTTAGTAAACAATTTATATGATTACAAAGGAATACAAGTGTCAGGATCACACATGGTCAAAGAAGACGGATGGGTTAGAGTTGAAGACAGTAAATTTGGTAAATCTTTAGGAACAGGTGATCATGTTGTATACGTATTTGGCTGTGAGAACAGAAGAATATTAATCAACGACACATTATTCACAGATTACTTCGATGGATTTGAGCAAGAAGGACTTAAAAAGTTAGGCGAACAATATTTTGAACAGTACAGAGAACACGAATACGAAGCAGACAAGACAGTCGTTGACACCGCGAACAAAAAGTAATACAATTAACACATGAAGCATAGAGTTTGGAATTTAGACCAGGACTACGACGTTTTGGTAAAGTGGTGGAATCAATGGGATTTTGGCGTGGTACCCAAAGAATGTTTACCACCTGACGGAATAGTTGTAGAAGTTGAAGGAAAACCAGTGTGTGCTGGTGGACTGTATATTGGTGTAGGCACACAATTTGCTTTCATGGAGTGGATTGTTGCTGATAAAGAAGAAAATCCAAGAGTATTGCACAAAGCATTAACATTGTGTATTGACGAGATAATGGCGTTAGCAAAAGCAAAAGGTATGCGTTTAGTGTATACTGCTACTAAAGAAGAATCGTTACACAAAAGATATGTTAAATATCATCGTATGCATCTCACTGAAAGCAACGTTAAGACATTTTTGAGGGATTTTGATGGATCTTACTCTAAAGATTTAGAGTGGATATCAGATGATGAACAGTACGAGAAGCAAACAAATAACGAATAAATACTAGCAGGAGAAACATTTAAATGGCAACAAAAGACGAAGTTACTGATTATATTAATTCAATTGATACCACAACTATCTGGACAGATGCTGAATGGTCATACATTCAACAAAGAATGGACCCAGAAATGGCAAAACAATTGATTAAGTTAGTTGGTGATGTTAGTTGGTTGGTATCGGCAAGAGATAACGAGTCAAACGAAAGTTAATAAAAACATATGTCGTATACAATTAACAACACAACAGGATCAACATTAGTAACATTAAAAGATGGAACAATCGACACATCAACAACTGATGTATCATTGTTTGGAAAAGGATATGCAGGGTTTGGTGAAAGACTTAACGAAAACTTTATCAAGTTACTAGAAAATTTTGCAAATACTACTGCTCCAAATCAAAAAATTAAAGGTCAGTTGTGGTACGACGCAACAACAAACCAATTACAAGTTTACACAGGATCAAAATGGAAACCAGTTGGAGGCTCAACTACTACGGTAGCACAACCAACAAGTGCTGTACAAGGAGATATGTGGTTTGACACTACAAATTCTCAACTTTATGTTTACAGTGGAACAGCATGGGTACTAATTGGACCAACATCTATTGCAGGTTCAGGTGTAACAGCAATGGTACCGGCAGTTATTGAATCAACATTAGGTACAAATAAAAATGTTTTAAAAGGAACAATAGGAGACACTATTGTTTATGTTGCATCATCAGAAGAATTTACTCCAAAAAACACAGCAGGCTCAGAAGGAGCCGCATTAATCACAGCAGGATTTGCCACAGTTAAAAAAGGTATCACTTTATCCACAGCAATATCAGGAAATAAATTTCAAGGAATTGCCGCACAGGCAGATGCATTGAATGACGGTGGTACAACTATTGCCGCTTCGGAATTTTTAAGGTCAAATGACAACGATACTACTTCAGGTAGTTTAGGAATTGTAAATGACAGCGGATTAACAGTTGGACTAGACAGTGATTTAAGAGTATATGTCGTTGGCACAAGAGTTAAAATAAAAAATCAAACAAGTGGTGGTGATTTTGAGATAGAAGACAACACAACTATCACAGGTGACTTGACAGTAACAGGAACATTAACATCAGCGAACAGTGTATCAACAGCAGTATCGACTTTGATTGTTGAAGACAACTTAATGGTATTAAACTCTACATCATCTGGACTATTACCTTCGGGATTAGTTAACTATGCAGGAGTGCAAGTAAACAGAGGTGCAGGTAGTGCCGGCGCAGGACCTTCATCACCAACAATACAAGATGTATTTTGGGTGTTTGATGAAACATTTGCTGATGATGGAACAACAACGTACGGTAATGCCGGCGGAGCCTGGTCTGCATTTAGATCAGGAAACAATTTAAATGATAAAACATTAGTAGATATCAGAGCAAACGTATTTCATGGAAAAGCAACAACGTCAGAATATGCTGACTTGGCAGAAAATTACACAACAGATAAAGAATACCCAGTGGGTACTGTAATATGTGTAGGAGGCGAACATGAAGCAACAGCAACCACTCCAGGCAGTATGCCCATTGGAGTTATATCCGATAAACCAGCATACTTGATGAATTCAGCAGGTGAAGGTCAAGCAGTTGCATTAAAAGGACGAGTACCAGTTCTAATAGCAGGCAAAATTAACAAAGGTGATTTAGTATACGTGTCTAGCATAGATGGAACAGCGTCAAAATTAGCAGATGATGGTGCTAATTTGGTAGGAATAGCATTAGAAAACAACGCAGATAATGAAGTAAAACTCGTTGAATGTGTGTTAAAAGTCTAATGTTATGTATTTTAACAACGATAAATAAATATAAACAATTAGTATACTAAAAAAAGGATTTAAATTATGTCAGTAGTAACAGCATCTAGATACAACGCATTACAAAGCAAAGTAGCCGCGGTGTTAAGCACTGGATCAGGCGATAAAGGTTATGGTATGTCCACAGCCTCAGCACAGGTTGGTGCTGGCGACACGATCAATGCAACACACTTGTCTACTCTATACACAGATATCAATAAGTGTATATTACACCAAACAGGTTCGGCAACAACAGCAATAGTTCAACCAGTCGCAGGAGACACAGTTGAAGAAGATAACTCAACTAATAAAAAAGGTTGGGCACAATTTGAAGCGAATGCCAACACAGCAGAGACGAACAGATTAAACAACTCTTCAGGAAACTTCACAACTGAAACAGAAATCACAGAAAGCAGAACTTCATCTTGGGGTTCAGGTACAGATTCGATCAACGCAACATTTACAGCAACTTTCTCATCAGCAGACATTAAAAGAAATTACTTTAATGCAGGCGGTGAAATTAGATTAGCATTGTCACTATCAAGTGGTTCAGGTTCTAAAGGAACATCATGGACTAACTTGTTCTCAGGTGCAGGTACAATTAAGTTTGGAAGAACAGCAACTACTTGTACAGGTTCAGGATCAACAACTTCAATTGGTAACGTTGACATGACAGGTTCACACCAAACTATATTTTCAAAAGATGTAGGTTCAGGTGTATACGGAGAAAACGATTTCAACATCACAGCAAGAGACAACAGTTCTACAGTATTAGAATTTGTTGTAACTGCTAATGATGATGACGCAGGTGACCAAACAGGTACTGGTGGCCCGGTTGATGAAGACGTTGGAGGAACAACTACACTTACAGTTTCTTCTTTCAGAGCCAACAATGCAAGTGCAGTACAGCACAGCAGACCTTCGTTCTCAGTTACAAACAACTTCAATTAATAGTTAATTAATTTGGTAAGTTTCACTTCAGGCTTGACCTAGAAGTGCGACTACTATATACTAGTGCTATGGATAAAAGATTAGAAGAGGCACTAGAATATTCGAATTATATGGTTACTTACAATAACCAAAAACGAATCCTAAAGAATAAGTTTCTAGATCAAAATGTATACTATGCCGGTGGAACAAAGTTTAATATAACAAAAGAATTTATTACGTTTATTAATCTACTTTTGCAAAAAGGACAAACCAAGAGTGTTACAATAATAGATGACAACGACAATCCTGTACAGATAGACGACTTTCAAAAGTTTGTAGATGATGTCATGGACTTGTATTCAAAAAACGTCAATGATTATTATGCACAGATGCAGAGTATTAAAAAAAGAGAAATTAAAGACGTTTTAGATGCATGACCAAAGGCGTAGTTTTATTTGCAAACAACAATGAGCAAGTTGATTATATCAAACAGGCTATTTTTTGCACACAACAGATTAAAAAACATTTAGACTTACCTGTTTCGCTGGTAACAAATTCATCAGATCATTTGTATAAACAGTATTCGACATATGTTGAACTGTTTGATAAAATTATTTCAATCCCAAAAGTAAATTCAGGACAACGTAAATCGTTCAGGGACGGGGTTGGTCCTGTAAAAAAACTCGAGTGGAACAATCTTAACAGATCAGATGTGTATGATCTAACACCTTACGATGAAACACTAGTAATGGACACAGATTATATAGTTGCCAACAATCAATTATTAAACTGTTTTAAAGTAAACAATGATTTTATGATATGGAAAGAAGCAACATATCTAAATCCTCATGGAAAGGTATGGGAAATAAAGTATGTCAGTGATACGTCAATGGAAATGTATTGGGCAACAGTATTTTATTTTAAAAAATGTGAAAAAATGAAAACATATTTTAATACTGTGCAACACGTTAGAGATAATTGGGCATATTACAGATGGATATATCAAATAGCATCAAAGAATTATAGAAATGATTTTGCTTTTACTATTGCCATATGGATAATGAACGGATTTGAGGAAAACAAAGAATGGCCTGCAAAGTTGCCAGGAACACATTATTACATATACGACAGAGATCAGATAATCGATTTCAACGATAATAAATTTACGTTTTTGGTAACAGTACCTCAAGATCAAAAAAAATCAACAGCAACCACAGTCAAAGATTTAAACGTTCATGTAATGAACAAATTAGGATTACAAACAGTTATTGAAAGTAAAGGAATATGATAGAACAAGGATATTTAATTTACGCAAATAACAGTAACAAATGTAATTACACTAGACAAGCATACGCATTGTCTTTGTCCATTAAGTTGTTTAATAAAGATGCTCATGTAACACTAGTCACTGAAAACGAATTATGTGATAGAATTCGTGCAGGATTTGACAACGTTATTGTCCCTCACAAAGTACCAGTGTCTCAAAGTGTATTAAATTCTGAACAACGTTGTCATGCATATAACATTTCACCTTATTTAAAAACCATAGTAATGGATGCCGATGTATTAGTAACTGAAAACTTAGACAGTTGGTGGACATACCTAGCAAATTATATGGTTTACTACGTCTCAGATGCACGTACATACAGGAATGAGAAGAGTGATGCTGTTACATACCGTAAAACATTTATTGAGAATAACTTGCCTAATTTATACAATGCATTTCATTATTTTGAAAAGTCAGATGAAGCATCTAGGTTTTATAGACTGCAACAAATGATTGTAGAAAATTGGGAAACTTTTTATACAAAATATACACCAAAGAAAAAACAAAAATGGTGCAGTATGGACGTCAGCGCCGCTATTGCATCTAAGATATTAGACAATTACGAATCAATTACAGATAGCGATTCTTTTGTAAATGTAGTCCATTTAAAACCACAGCAACAAGGGTGGAAACACAATTACGTAAATTCAAGTGGAGCAGTAACTTTACATTTTAGTGATAACAACTTTTTTATTGGAAACTTTAAACAACACGGAATAATACACTACGTTGAAGATCAATTTTTAACAGATGAATTAGTAAACAATTTAGAGAAAGCAAATGAAACAGTACTTAAAGTTTAATCAAGAAACAGGTGATCCAATGGGGTTAGGGCCTAACAAGGAAGGAACCTGCATTGAAATCGAAGGAACAACAGCAACAGCAATCAAAGATGGATTCAAACAAATGAATCAATTTAAAGTTGTATTAGATGACACTACTAAAAAATATGTATTGGTTGAAATTAGATCTGACGCAAATTTAACAAAAAATTTTGTTATAGAACCTCCAGCATCTAACTTTGTCTTTCAACTACCAACCACTACAACAGAACAAAATGGAATAAATTTAATACAAAACATCAGTAACGGAACATGGACAGCAACGATACAAGGCGATACTGTTGACATCATAAAAGAATTAGCAGATAATAATAAAAATCTGCATCAATTGTTTTATGTAACTGCTAATAATAATCCAAACATATTACATGATACATTGAGTATTGATCTTAACAAACTAGTGGACGAAGGCAAATACGAAATAAAAACTTTTGACAAACAATCAGCGAAATTAAATATCAGTGTGTACTGTAGAAATTTATATAACGATTATAATCACGTGAGACAAAATGGATAAATTTAGAGTTAGAGATCATGACGTATTTTATTTGAGTTATGATGAGCCAAATGCTGAAAAAAATTATGCAGACATCTGTAATAAAATACCTTGGGTAAAAAGAGTACATGGAGTAAAGGGATCAGATGCGGCACACAAAGCCTGTGCAACAGCGGCCGAAACAGAAAGATTTACAACAGTAGACGGCGACAACATTATCAATCCAAAGTGGTTAGATGTTGAAATAGAATTTGATATGGACGTGGTTGATTTAACAACCAGTGTTGTTAGTTGGTGTGGTTACAACATAGTAAATGGATTGGTGTACGGGAATGGTGGACTAAAATGTTGGCCAAGACAGTATGTATTAGATATGAAGACTCATGAAAATGCAGATCCTGATGATGTTGCTTCACAAATAGATTTTTGTTGGGACTTAAAATACTTGCAAATGAATCAAACATATAGTGATGTGTATAACAATCACACACCTCAACAGGCCTGGAGAGCAGGATTTAGAGAAGGTGTAAAAATGGCACTAGACAGAGGTGCAAGAGTTAACTTAGACGATTTTAAAAAGAATCATTGGAAAAATCTAAACAGAATGTACATATGGCAGATGGTAGGTGCAGATGCTGACAACGGATTATGGGCAATATATGGAGCAAGACAAGGCACATATCTAACAATGTGTACAGATTGGGACATTGTTCATACAAGAGACTTTGAATACCTAAATGATATGTGGAAAGAGCAAGAAGCAAAATTCACTGAAAACACTGTAATTGACGAAATCAAACGTTTAGGAGATATATTAATCAACGAAGTATTAATACCAATTGGTGTTGAACACCTTACACCATCACAAAGCACCTTCTTCAAACAAGTCTACAAAAATCCTGATAGAGGTGTCGAGAACTTTTTAGCCAAAAAAACATAACAGTACAACTAAAAATTACTTAAATATGAGTAATGAAGTACGACGAGTTAAAAAAATCAAAAAGTTTTTGTATTATTCCTTGGGTCCATTTACAGTTTGAACCTCACAATAAGGTAATACCATGCTGTCTTACATCTCCTTATAATTACGATTTAGGAGATTTAAGCACAAATAGTATTGAAGAAATATGGAATAGTCCAAAACAAAAAGCACTGAGAAGAGAAATGCTTTCAGGTGAACGTCCTAAGATTTGTAAAAAGTGTTGGAACATGGAAGATCAAGGCATGGTTTCAAATCGTCAACACAACAATAAGACTTATAAAAAAGTAATGAAAGAGGTAGAGCATATAACTTTACCAGATGGAACTGTACCTGAAATGCGTTTAAAATATTGGGATATGAGATTCAGCAATATTTGTAATCTTAAATGTAGAAGTTGTGGTCCTAAACACAGTTCATCTTGGGTACCAGATGCAATTAAAATCTGGGGCAAAAAACGTTACATGGCAGAAAATAAAAAAGGATTAAATGTTGTAAACGATATTGAAGGACAATCTAAATTAACTTTTTTAGAAGATCAAATAGAGCACGTTGAAAGAATTTATTTTGCAGGTGGTGAACCAATGATGATGGATGACCATTGGTACATTTTAGATTTACTAAAAAAACATAAACGTTTTGATGTAAGAATAATGTACAATACCAACATGGCTAGACTGGACTGGAAAGGAAAAAATGTAGTTGATTACTGGAAATTATGGGATCCAGGAAAAATAGAAATTTGGCCAAGTTTAGATGAGTACGGAGACAGAGCAGAACTTGTACGTTCAGGAACCATATGGCCTAAAACTTTAAAAAATATTGAAACAATAATTGGTTTAAACAATGATATTTTTATACAGCCTGGTATAACAGTAGGTGCGTTGAATGTATTTAGACTGCCTGAAATTATAGATCATTTTATAAAACTTGGATTAATACATAACAATCATGCAAATCAAAATTGTAACACATGGAGAGTAAAACACAACAACTGGTTTTTAAACTTTGTGCATTGGCCTGAAGATTTACACATATCAATTTTAAGCGACGAGTTTAAAAAGAAAATTTTAGAAAAGTATAAATTTTGGATTGAAGACTACAAAGAAAAATACGAGTATGATCCAACACCTAAATTAAAAGAGATTTTGCACGGGTTGTCTTTGCCTCATAATCCTGAGTTTGCTAAACTATTTCTAGTTAAACACGCCAAACTTGACAAGATTAGAAAAGAAAGTATATTTAAAACTATACCAGAATTAGAAGATGTCAGAAAAAAATACCCAGGAATTTACGAAGATGCATATGAAAAGTTTAAATGATAATAAAAACTCTGTTGTAAAGATACAGAGGCGTACTGATGACCTGATGGTTGTCACATGGATCATTAATAATATTTGTACAAATGCTTGTTCGTATTGTCCAAAAAATTTACACACAGGAAAAAATCATCATTACGATTGGGAAAATGCAAAAAGATTTTGGCAGTTGCTTTTAAAAAAGCATAGTAAATTACAAGTAGCATTATCTGGCGGTGAACCAACTTTAAGTCCTTTCTTATTAGACTTTGTCAAGATGATATATGATACTGGCAATAAAGTTGGAATAACAACTAACCTTGCAAGAACTCCAAGATACATGAAAACACTGGCCCCGTTTTTAGCATATGTTTCTGCAAGTTATCATCCAAGTTTTGAAGACAAAGATTTTTTAGAAAAAGCACTTGCGGCCGCGGACCTTACACCTGTTAACATTAGAGTAATGATGGATAGTAGGTATTGGGACGTTGGTATGAAATTTTTAGAAAGTTGTAAACCATACAAACACATTACAGTAGAAGCAGTAAAAGTTTACGATTGGATAACCGGTGACAACACAGGTTGCGATTATACAGAAGAACAGTTGAAGTGGTTTGATAATACTACTACACAAGACGCAGAATGGATGCCTGTACCAAAACACACAATAGATAGTAGATCAAATATTACCTTCGAAGATGGAGAAGTTATAAATTCAAACGGTGCAGAACAAGAATTAATTAATGCAGGAAAAACAAATTTTAAAGGTTGGAAATGTAGTATGGGACTAGAAAGTCTTTTTATACAATACACAGGAGAGATGTATCTTGCAAACTGTTTCCAGGGCGGAACAATAGGACACATCAACGAACCAGAGAATATAAAATGGCCAACACAGCAAACAGTTTGCATTAAAGATAGATGTATTTGTACAACTGATGTGTTGTTAACAAAGGAACGAGTATGGTAGATCATATGTTCATACATGGTTGCAGTCATACTGCCGCTGTGGAACTACCTTCATGGGAAAACAACGACCAAGGATTACCTAGAAAAGATTCTACGCCACGAGAGATAGGACAACAATGTTACAATGACTCTTGGGCAAACCAAGTTGGTGTAAAACTAGATATGAAAAAAATTGTTAATTATGCTGTTCCTGGATCTAGTAATGATTACATCACAGAAGAAACAATAAGATATGTTAGTAAATTAAGTTTAGAAGCAAGAGAAAGATTATTTGTTGTAATAGGGTGGACAGGACCAGACAGATTATTTCTAAAATCCGATGAACCCGGAGAGCAACGTTGGGGTGGATATTATATGTTTATTCCAGGACTTCTCGGTGCAAAAAAATCAAAAAATATTCAACTAATGAAACCTAGGCACGAATCTATGTATAGAGAATTGCTTAGAACAGAATGGGGCAGTTGGAGAGCAATTCAGTATAGGTTGTTATTATCAAATTTTACTTTGCAAAGTTTTTTAGAAAAAATGGGTGTAAAATATTTGTTCATTAATATGCTTCAAGGGTTTGAATTACCTGTTATAAAATTAAAAGCAAAAACAATAGGATTGTATAATTCACTTGATCTAAAAAGAATTTATAAAGGTGGAACAGGAGATGGGTGCTATTTTGAAAGATTTAAAAGAGATCCAAATACAGAATGGGCATTAAATCATCATGTTGCAAAATCCGGGCAAGATAAGTTTGCAAACGAAGTATACGATTACATAAGAGTAAATGATTTATTATTACGTAAAGAATAAAGACAACTATCTCAAAGATGGATGGAGTGAGTTACCAGAGCATTACTCTGAAATAAATGCTGATGTACAGCAATTCCAATTCAATAAACATTTTGCTCCTGTGTATGACATTCCACAAGAACGTTTTGTAGTTTTATTAGACTTGAGACATAGATTGGTAGCACAAAACTTAAAACATTACACAATACCACAAGAAACACACGATGCTATAAAAACAAATCGTTGCAAAATTTTACTTTTTGGGTGGATGGAAAACTGGAGTGATGCTGAGTTTCAACAAATATATTCAACATTAAAAATAAAGCATGACTGGTTAGAACAAAAAAACTTTGTTTATGTTAGTTGCTCGTTGGAAGATTTCAACGGAAAAGAATACACTCACATATATGCAAATAAAATGGAATGGCAATGGCACGAGTGTAACTATAAAAAAGTAGAGAGAAATGCTAAAGATAAAAGATACCAACCAACCGTAAAATTTATATGTTTAAACAGGAGACCTGCTTGGCATAGGTTTTTAACTGTGTCTCGTTTGTTTGATTTCAAACGGTTTGGTTTCTTAACTCACCTAAGTCCGGACTCTGTGTATCCAGATTATCAGTACGGGTACAAAACAGCAAAAAGACATTATGAAGATCATTACGAATTGTTCAAGTCCATGGAACTAGCACAAGAACCAGAATTTATAGCACCAGCACCTGCCAACGATTCAGACTACACAGGAGTAAGACACGGTGAAGAGTTAGGAGATCACAAGTATGAAAATCTGCACACTAGGAGATCACATTACGTGTACGAAACTATGAGATTTGCATTTGATTATTTAAATTCCAGAAATCCAGAAGCCGGAAAAGAAATGTTTAATATTTTATGGCCTTCCGGAAAGATAGGTGAAGGTATAGAAGATAACCATGATTTTCAACACAACATAAATGCTTATTTTAGATCTTATGGTTTCAATTCAAATTACAAAGAAGAAGATCACCATCAAATGATTTGGTTTTGGAAAAGAGAATCAACAGGGGAAGTATTCAGAGCAAGAACCAAGGAAGAAGCACTAGAAATACGAAGACAGCAACTAGAGTTACCAGCGCCTCCCAAACAAAAGAAAGAAGGTATACTGGCAAAATCATGGAAGAAAAAGGTTGAAAAACAGTTGCCAATGATTATAAAATATGATAAGCATAAGATACATTCTGGAGATAATCCAAATAAAGATGTAGATTCTGCAAAGTATTTAAAATCAATGGTACACGTTATAACAGAAACAACAGCGGAAGATAATCAGGATTTATTTGTCAGTGAAAAAACATTTAAGCCAATGTTTTATAAACGTCCTTTTTTAGTTGCTGGACAAAAAGGGTTATACGAAAAATTACATACACAAGGTTACAAAACATTTCCAACAATGTTCAATGAGAATTTCGACAATGTAACAGGCAATTGGAGGAGAGTAGACGAGGTATGCAGTGAAGCAGTAAAATGGATAAAACATTCAGAAGAAAAACAAAAGGTGTTATTTGAAGAAACCAAACACATCTGTGAATCAAATTTTAAAAATCTAATGCAAAGAGGAAAAAATGCAGAAAAATCTTTGCATGATAGTATTATGGAGACTTTTTAAATGTACGGAATAAAAATAGGATTTATTGGCCTAGGAAAATTAGGTTACCCTTGTGCAGAAGCAATGGTTGATAAAGGATTTGAAGTAACAGGTTATGACAGTGAACACAAATCTAGTTTTAAAATTGACATTGTGCAAGACATTGTAGACTGTGTAAAAGACAAGGACTTTGTATTTGTTGCAGTACCTACACCACATGATAAAGATTATGACGGCAGTAAGCCAACATCACATTTAGAGCCGAAAGATTTTGATTACGAAATTGTTAAAAATACACTAAAAAGAATCAATAAACACATGACCAAAGAACAAGCAATAGTTTTAATATCAACAGTATTGCCTGGCACGATAAGAAGAGAACTTGCTCCATTAGTTGACAACACAAAATTATTATACAATCCTTATTTGATTGCTATGGGAACAGTAGCAGATGATATGCTTAATCCTGAAATGATAATGATAGGAACTAAAAAAGGAAATCCTAAAACTGCTGTGTTGGCACAAAAACTTGAAAGTATGTATTTGCAATTATGCGATAATATGCCGAGGATAGAAATTGGGTCATGGGAAGAAGTAGAATCAATTAAAATATTTTATAATACATTTATAAGTGCAAAATTATCTTTTGTTAATATGATACAAGATGTTGCTGTCAAACTTGGTAATATAAATGTTGATGTAGTCACAAATGCATTAGCAAAGAGTACAAACAGAATTACCAGTGGAAAGTACATGAAACCGGGCATGGGAGACGGTGGTGCCTGCCATCCGCGAGATAATATTGCATTAAGGTATCTAGCCAAAAACTTAGATTTGCATTATGATCTGTTTAGTGCTATAATGGACTCAAGAGAAATGCAGGCAAAAAACATGGCAGAAGAAGTATTAAAACATGGTAACGTGATTTACTTTACTAGTGATTCATATAAACCAGGTACCAAACTTACAGATGGTTCTTATTCATTGTTAGTACAGCACTACGTTAAAGAACTTGGAGGAATTATCAGCCATGGAAATGCAGAAAAAATTGATGTTATTTTTAAAGTACACGAAGAAGATCAATTTTCAACTGACGAAACCACTATTGTTTTTGATCCATGGAGAACACATCCAAAGGAAAAAAATGTAGTACACTACGGTGATACAAAAAATGTATGATATAGTTTTTATAGGATATAAAGAAGAACAAAAAGAACAGAACTGGCAAAATCTATTAAAGAGATTTCCAACAGCAAAAAGAGTAGACGGAGTAAAAGGACTACACCAAGCACACATAAAAGGTGCGACTATGTGTTGGACAAAAATGTTTTGGATAGTTGATGCAGATGCAATTATTTTAGATAATTTTGATTTCTCATACACTTGCAAACCCTACGATGAAGACATTGTTCATGTGTGGAGATGCAAAAATCCAATAAACGATTTAACATATGGATACGGTGGAGTTAAGTTATTTCCGAGAAGATTAACATTAGAGTTAGATGTAAACAGACCAGATATGACAACAAGCATTAGTCCTCGATTTAGATCAATGGCACAGGTATCAAACATTACCGCATTTAATACTGATCCGTACAACACATGGAAATCTGCTTTTAGAGAATGTACTAAACTTGCAAGTAAAGTAATTGAAAGACAAGAAAATAAAGAAACAGATGATAGATTAGATGTATGGTGTACAGTTAACAATGGCGAGTTTGGAGATTATGCTATTGCAGGTGCAAAAGCAGGAAGAGAATACGGAATAAAGCATAGAGGGGATCATGTTAAACTACATATGATAAACAATTTTGAATGGCTAAAGGAACAATTTGATGCAACTGTATGAACTACTAGATAAATTTGAAGTACTGTTCAAAGATGACGAACGCTTTGCAGACCTACGTAGATTTTTTATTGACAAAGATGAGAACAGTTTCTTTAGATTATTAGCAACAATGACAGATAGTCAAATTGTTGATACGGTTAGAAAATTAAACAACGATAAAAAATTTAATAAAGATTGTATCAGCAGAGGACAAATTCAAAGTAAGACTTGGCTAGTTAGCGAATTAAAAAAAATAAATCCGGAGTTGGGAACAATTTTTTTATGTGCAGGTTGGTATGGAACTTTAGCAACCATGTTATTTGAAGCGAAACTTAATATTAAAAGGATTCTAAGTTTTGATATTGATAAAAGTTGCATACCGATAGCAGAAATGTTCAACAAACCCTGGTATGAAAAGCAGTGGAAGTTTAAAGCATTGGAAAAAGATATAATGGATATTGATTATAATTCATTAGACTGGAATTTTTGGAGTTCAAAAAACAACAGAATGAGTTACACAATAACAGATGTACCGGATACAATCATTAATACCAGTTGCGAACACATCGCAGAGTTTGAAAAATGGTATGATAAAATTCCTCAAGGAAAATTAGTTATATTACAATCCAACGATTACTTTAATGTTCCAGAAGAAACAGGACACGTAAATTGTTCTAAGAATTTATTAGAATTTGAAAAACAAACACCTATGTCTAAGAGTTTATACGAAGGCGTATTAGACTTGGGTGAATACAACAGGTTTATGAGAATTGGAATTAGATAATTTAACATTGAGAGAATTGCAAAAAGAGAGTGCTAGAGCATTAGCAACCTTCGATGCAACCAGTGACAACATACACAAATACAATAAAAAAGCACACCATAACAGTCAGGCATGGTATAAGGCCATACTTGAAGATTACATTAACAAGCATGGAGACCTTCCTTCGAAGAAAGGACCAGGTACAGCAGTATCATTAATATTGGACAAATAAATACACTTGAGTAAAAGAATCTTAAATCCGCTAGGATTAGATTATAATAACTTGGAAATTATATGTATAAATTAGAAGACATTCGGCAAATCCATCTAGAAATCACGCAGAAGTGCCAAGCCGCTTGTACGATGTGCGATCGTAATATAAACGGAGGAGCAATCAATCCCCATCTAGGGTGTAATGGAGTTTTAGACGAACTAACATTAGATGATATAAAAAGCATATTCAAACCAAAATTTATTAAGCAACTTAAAGCCATGCAACTATGTGGAAACCATGGTGATCCTATTGTTGCCAGAGACACATTAGAAGTTTTACAATATTTTAGAGAGCACAATCCTGATATGTGGTTGAGCATGAATACAAATGCTGGAGCCAAAGATGATTTTTGGTGGTATAGTTTAGCACAAACTTTAGGACAAAACGGAAGAGTAATATTTTCAGTAGACGGATTAGAAGATACAAATCATTTATATAGACAAAACGTTCAATGGAAAATAGTTGAAAGGTCATTTCACGCATTTATTGAGGGTGGTGGTAGAGCAAGATGGGATTTTCTTGTGTTTGACTTCAATGAACATCAAATAGAAGAAGCACGTGCCAAAGCAAAACAATGGGGAGTAGAAGAATTTGTGGTTAAAAAAAGTTCAAGATTTATTACTGGACACACGTCAGAGAAAAAAGAAAGTCACCAAGGACAAAACAGAAAAGGTAAAAAAACGCAACTGTTAAAGGAGCCAAGTAGCAAAGCATTAAAAAACCCAGCACTACTAAAACGTAATAGTTTAGTAGAAAAATACGGTAGCATGGATAAATTTTATGATGTTGCGGAAATTGCCTGCAGAGTAGCAAAAACAGGAAGTATATATTTGAGTGCCGAGGGGATAATAATGCCTTGTTGTTGGACAGCAGGTCGTATGTACAAATGGTGGCATAAAGATCCAAAAGTAGAACAGATATGGCAATACATCGACAGAGCAGGTGGCAAAGAAAAATTAAAAGCAACAAAGTACGGACTAGAAGGAGTTTTTGCAACAGGTATAATGGATGATATTGCATCTAGTTGGGATAAGCAAGGTTGCAACAATGGAAGAATAAAAGTGTGTGCAATGAAATGCACAAAACAATTTGACGTAGTGGGGTCTCAATATGAGTGAAGAACGTAGTAAATTTAAATTGCCATCAAATACTTTTTGTGCATTACCTTGGATGCATTTAAGCAGTAGACCAGACGGAAGTATGAGAACCTGTTGTACATCAAATGCAAGTTCCGTACAAGATCCAGATTCAAATAAAAAAGTTGGCGGCGGACAAGTCGGTGTTGTAAAAAGAGAAGACGGAGTACCAGCAAACTTTAACACAACAACATTAGAAGAAGCATGGAATTCATCTTATATGCGTAATGTACGTAAAATGATGTTGCGAGGAGAAAAACCAGCACCATGTTTAAAATGTTACAAAGAAGAAGATGCAGGTCATTACAGCAAAAGAAATTGGGAAACAGAATATTGGTTAAACAGATTTACATTAGACGATATGATAGGTCAAACTAAAGAAGATGGATCTGTACCTGTAAAAATTAGATATATTGATTTACGTTTAGGAAGTAAATGTCAGTTAGCCTGTGTAATGTGTTCTCCACATGATTCATCAGGATGGATTAAAGAGTGGCAACAGATGCATCCACAGATAAAAAACGAAAAATTAAAAAGCACATCATCATGGAATAACAAAGGTAAGGATCACGGTGCTAGTTATAACTGGCACAAGAACAATCCAAAGTTTTGGGCAGACTTGATGGACCAAATACCTAATATGTATCAGTTATATTTTGCTGGAGGCGAAGCATTAATCATTGACGAACACTATGAGTTATTAGAAGAGTGTATTAAACGTGGTCATGCAAAGAATATAGAATTAAGATACAATTCAAATGCTGTAGAATGGAGAGATGACTTATTTGATTTATGGGACGAATTCAAAAGGGTAAGATTTCACTATTCGATTGATGCACTGGGAGAACAAAATGATTATATTAGGTACCCTTCCTTATGGAAAAGACAAGAAGAAGTATTCCACATATTAGATGAAACACATCCTAGGCACGAAATAACAACAGCAACAACTATAATGGCATTAAACGTTGCATACTTGCCAGAACTTACACAGTGGAAAGTAGATCAAGGATTTAAAAAAATTAATAAGTGGCCTCTAGGTGCTGGTGGTATCAATATGCACTTTGCTTATTGGCCTCCTCAATTAAATGTTAAAGTTTTACCTCAGAATGTAAAACAACAGATAAAAGACAAATATGAAAATGAATTCTATCCTTGGATTGACGAAAATTGGCAAAGATTTACAGGAGTAAAAGAAGCAGGAATAACAAGAGAAGAGTTTATGGGTGCTGTATACGGAAAGAAAAGATTCCAGGGTGTTATTAACTTTATGATGGCAGAGGATTGGAATGAAAGATTCCCACAAACACAAGAATGGATTAACCTTTTAAACAAACAACGTAATTGGGATGACAAATTTTTACAAGTGTTTCCAATTTTTAAAGGATTATTGTAATGGCACAAATGGATACATTTTGTTCAATGGCATGGAACCATCAGTTCCTAGGTCCTTTTGGTAATATCAAACCTTGTTGCAGATATGTTATGCCTAAAGGCGTAAGAAATAATATTAAGAGTGAAAGAGAATTATCAAGTGTATTCTTAGGAGACCACCAAACAAAATTACGTCATGATCTTGCTAACGGTATAAGAAACCCTGGGTGTATAAAATGCTGGCAAGAAGAAGATGGAGGTAAAAAAAGAAGTTTACGACAGATCTATAATAGAACAGAAGGCGACATTGGATACTTGCACAGAGATTCAAAAAAGGATAAGCCAGCAATTACATGGTTAGAATTAAGTTTTAGTAATAGATGTAATTTAGGTTGTAGAATGTGTGGACCGTATTATAGTACTCACTGGTACAAAGATTGGAAAGCAGTAAAAGAATATGTTATTGGAGTAAAACATCCTGCCCACACTATAACTGATACACAAATAGATGATGTAGTAGCACAAAGTAATAAAGATAATGTAATTGATATAACAAAGTTAGATTCAGTACTGCCGACTATAAGACATATAAAAATGACAGGTGGAGAACCTTTCTTAATTCCAGAGTATAGACAAATACTTGAAAAAATAGTAGACATGGGCAGAGCACACGAAGTATATTTGAATTATTCAACAAACTGTACAGTGATGCCAACAGATAAACTTATTAATATTTGGAGTAAGTTTAAGAAAGTAGAATTTGCAACGAGTATAGATGGAGTTGGACCAGTTATTGAATACCAACGACATCCAACAAAGTGGGAACAAGTTGAAAAAGTAGTTGAAACATTAATGAGATTGAGCAAACAAATGAAAGTTATAGTAGGTACAAGACCAACAATCACTTTAATGAACGTTCTAGATATACCTAATATTACAAAGTGGTGGGCAGACATGATGAATAAACATTATTTTCAAAATTTTGACAACGAAGCATGGGTAAATCATACTCACTGTTTACACCCCCAATACATCAGTTGCACAACGTTACCTCAATGGGCCAAAAAAATTGTAGCAAACAAATTAGTAAATGCTCCAACAGAAAGGCAACAGCAAAATTGGGATTATATTTTAAAATACACAAACAGCGAAGACTTATGGGCAGAACAAAAGAATGCTTTTCAAGATTACACGTCAAAACTTGATAAAAAAAGAGGAGAAGATTTTAGAAAAGTCGTGCCAGAATTTGCGAGGTTACTAGATGAATAAAAAAATACTAGTTGCCGGAAATCAAAACTACGGATTAAGCAGTGCATTGTCTGAAAAATGGCCAGATGCAACATTTGTAAGTAGAACATCTGGATTACAAATGGATCTTTGTCAGTTAAAGAATCAAAGAGAAGTTGCAGAGATGAGTTTAGATTATGATGTGTTTATTAGTGTAAGTTCGTTATGGAAGTTTCATCAAACGTCACTGGTGCAAGAAGTTGCAAAACGTTGGAAAGAAAATGAGCATGAAGGTTATATTATTGCAATAGGTTCTAGTGCGGATACTCCAGTTAAAGCAAGTACATGGTTATACCCGGGAGAAAAGAAAGCATTAAGATCTTATTGTAGAGGATTAAGTCAAATGGTTGCCGGAGAAAACTTTAGTGGGTTCAAAGTAACCTATCTATCACCCGGGTGGATGCATACTCCTGTAGAAGATAAAAAACATCCTGCAATACCAAAACTAAAATTAGATTATGTAGCAAACACAATTGAATGGTTAGTAAATCAACCAAGAAATGTAAACATCAGTGAACTATGTCTAGATGAAATAAGGTTAAAAGATGAGAAGTAAACAGAAACTTGATAGCAACAAAGTATGGGCACCGAAGTGTATGAGAGGTAGACCGTATTATCTTACTCATGACAAGTTCGTAAGACCTTGTTGTTATTTTACTGACCACGGATGGGAGTCTAATGCTCCAGAGTGGGAAGGAGGACAGGGAGATAACGAGTGGCCAATACATCATGTAAAATGGTTGCGTGATCCACAGACTAATTTAGACAATCATGATTCTATAGGTAGTGTATTTGAAACGGATATCTATAGAAAGTTTTTTGCGGCTCTAGAGAAACCCGTGCTTACTCAAGATGATCTAGATAGATTGCCGAAAAGATGTATTAAAAAATGTTATACAGAAGATCCAACGACTGTTACAGCAAGTAAGGAAGAAGAAGGATTTGGATATTCTAAAAAATCCGGAGCATTAAAAACTATAAGTCCGTATGTGAATGGCAAGTTTGCAGGATCTCGTAAAATTCAAATAGACATGACTCACAGATGCAGATTAGGATGTCCTAAGTGTTCGAGGTTTATAACACATGGACCTAACCAAGGACAAAGGAGAGAAGTACTAAAAGACGAATTAACTGTGGAAGATTTTAAAAAAATTGTTGGTGATGGTATGCGATTTAGAAATTATAACTTATGTGGATCAGTGGGAGACGCAATATACAATCCTCATTTTATAGATATAGTAAAATATCTTAAAGCAAATTCAAAAGCATCAGAAGGTCAGGAAATATGGTTGCATACAAACGGATCAGGTAAAACAGAAGAATGGTGGAGAGAGTTGTACAGTCTATTAGATCCAGAAAGAGATCGTGTAGTTTTTGGAGTAGACGGATTAAAAGATACAGCACATCTATACAGAAAGTATCATAGATTTGACGATTCTATTACTGCAATGAAAATAGGTGCAGAATACAAGATGAGATTAAACGAATGGCAGTTTATTGTGTTTAAACATAATGAACACCAAGTAGATGAAGCAAGACAAATGGCCAAGGATATAGGTATAAGGTTTTTTATTATTAAAAGTGAAAGATGGACAATTAATGATAAAGGTGAACTAGATGATCCAATGATGCCATCAAACAAATGGTTGCCAAAAGACTTTGTAAAAAGGATGGGACTATAATGAAATATATTGAGTGGTTAAAAGAACAAATAAGATTATCTAAGTATAAAAACGTTATTAGATTTCCTATAGAGAAAAGATTAAACAAAATAGAAGAAGAAAATAAAAAGAAGAAGAAAAAATGAGAGAACTATTACAATATACAAGACCACAAAGTATGTACGACTCTGAAGTACACAATTATATTGCAGAAATTTTAACTTCAGGCGAAAACTTTGCGTCAGAACCCGACAAGTTGATAGAAGATTTTAAAGATAAGTTCCATAATTGGTTAATATCTAGTAAACTTAACAAAATAGAAGGATTTGACTATTTCCAGGATAGAGATGTAATTCTAGGAGTAACACAGTTCTTAGATGATCTTTGGCAAACAAGGAAGTGTGTGGTTTTAGAAAATGAGTACAGATACCATTGGAGATTATACGGAGATAATTTAACAGTTAAGAAACCTGAAGAGTTAGAAGAAGGAGATAATCTAATTGTCAGTATGCCTTTTCCTTATTATGGAGACGTACATCCTGATATGAAAAAAATTATAGGTATTAGCAACGATAGAAATGTTAATGTACATATTGATGCTTGTTGGTACGGCGCTTGTAGGGATATACAGTTTTCTATTAGCGAGCCAAGTATAAAAAGTATTGCTTTTAGTCTAAGTAAGTCTTTAGGTCTAGGAGCAAACAGAATCGGAGTACGGTACTGTCGTGAAAGATGGACAGGTCCAGTTTCAATTATCAACGATTTTGCAATGAACAGTCAAATTTTAGTGTGGATGGGTACAAAATTTATAGACAGGTTTGGAGCAGACTTTTGGCAGAACAAATACGGAGAAGCATATAAAAAAGTGTGTGAAGAATATAATCTTACACCCACGAAAGCGATACATCTTGCATGGGACGGAAATCGTCCTGTAGGAGTTAGACCGCTATTAAGGAAATTAGTAAAATGAAAAAAGACAACGGCGTAGCCTGTGTATTAGCATGGACATCTTTGGGTATGAATACCTGGGGAACAATACGACCGTGTGGCAGAAGTTCGCCTAACAGATTAAATCCTAATCTAAATAACATGACGACAGACGAAGCATGGAACAGTACATTCTATAAGAAGTTGAGACTAGACATGATTAACGGTACAAAAAATGCCAACTGTCAAAAATGTTATGTGCAAGAAGAATTAAAAGCAACAAAAAGTAAAAGACAAGACACTAATGAACATATTAAATTTGATCTAGAGTATTGGAAAAATAAAACTAACGAAGACGGTAGTGTAGATTTTGCACCAATACACATAGACGTAAGGGTTGGAAATATTTGTAATCTAAAATGTGTGCATTGTTGGACTGGTAATAGTTCAAAATGGTTTGAAGATAAAGCGATGTTAAACAAATATGAGAATACATCAAGCAAGAAACCTCACAAAGATTTTATTGATAAAGACGGAGACATTTGGAATTATATAAGAGAAAATGCAGATGATATAACAAAACTATCTTTCTTAGGCGGTGAACCATTAGCAAGTAAAGAACATAATCAATTGCTTAAATGGTTATACGAAAACAATAAAACACATATTGAGTTGTATTATGTAACAAACGGAACACTGCTAGATAAACAAAAAGTAGACTGGTTAAAAGCATTTCGTAGATGCACACTTGGTATCAGTTTAGATGCAACACACAAAGTTGCTGAACTATTGAGGTTTCCAACAAAATGGGCAACAGTAGAAAAACATTTAGATTATCTAAATGAGCAAGTAACATTCGACCCACGAATTGATTATTGGAAAGATAAAAAATTAACTGAAAACAAAACGTATTCGCAAGGATTTGAAACGTACTTCAACTGGACAGCATACAACACAAACATTTGGCACCTACCAGAAACATACAAGTATTGCACAGAAAGATGGAACAACATAGGATTCAGATTAGCAGACTGGGTGCAAACACCTAGACATATGGCATTAGAAAATTTGCCATGGGATTTCAAAGCAAAAGTAATAGAAAAATTTAAGAGTTGTGATATACCAAATCAACAGTTCTACTTGAATGTAATGATAGACAAAGATTATTGGGAAGAATTAGGAGATACACTTTACGAGTATTTGGAAGACTTAGATCTTGCAAGGAAAACTAATTGGAGAAAGACATTACCGGAAATAGCAAAGATATGGCAAAAATAGAAAACAACTTTAGAACAAATATAAACAAAAACAAAGATGCACCAGACAGTTGGTGTGTATTGCCCTGGACTCACGTCAGCATCAAAGGAAACGGTGCTTATAGAGTTTGTTGTCATAGTGCGGCCAGTGAAAGTAGAGGTACAGTACAAGACAAAGAAGGCAAGAACGCACACATCGGAACAGCACAATGGGATGATGTTGTAAACAGCAAAATGATGAGAAAAGTTCGTGCAGAAATGTTGCAAGGCAAATGGCCTGAACCTTGCATAAGATGTGAAAGAGAATTTAAAAGTGGAATGAAATCTCGAAACATCTACGAAAGAAACATATTAGCAGATATAACGGAACCAGAATCATATCCAAGTTTTGAAAAAGCAAAAGCACTTACAAACAAAGATGGATCAATTAGTAATAAAGACTTTCCTGTAACATTTTTTGATATACGTTTTGGAAACTTATGTAATTTAAAATGTGTTATGTGTTCACCAACAGACAGTAATCAATGGTATGATGATTACAATAAAATTTGGGGATATAATAACTTTTGGGATAGTGGAGAAAAAATAGATCTTGTTAAAAACAAAAAGAACAAATTGGAACCTGCTAAAAATATATTTGAATGGAGTGATGATCCAAATTTATGGAAGCAGATATATGCTCATATCAATCAGTTTAGAAGAATATACATTGTGGGCGGAGAACCTTTAATGATTGATGCACATTACGACTTCCTACAAAAGTGTATTGATGTAGGTGTAGCAGACAAATTAGTTTTAGAATACAACAGTAATATTACTAACATACCTCAAAGAGCATGGAAAATCTGGAAACACTTTAAACTTGTTATTATGGGAGTTAGCATAGACGGTATAGGTGAAGTTAATGATCTAATTAGATTCCCAAGCAAGTGGTGGAAGATCGAAGAGAACTTTAAAAAGTTCACTCAAGCAGAAGGTAGATTTGATCTACATATAACAAGTACAATACAAATACTAAACATATGGCAATTGCCAGAGTTTATTGAATATCTATTAACAAACAATTATAGTAGGGTAGGACCGTGGGAAGAAACACCTGTAATGACACCACATCCTGTACACAGACCTGCTTATTTGAATGTTAATATATTAGAAGATTCATTTAAAAAGAAATTGATTGAAAGATTTAGAGAATACAAAACAAAGTGGAACAGCACAGATTGGCAAAAAGAGTACGGCAACAGCAACAATGCATCGTGGGAACAAAAGATTAATCATGCTAATAAGATATTAGACAGATTTGAAACATTTATGTATTCAACAAAATACGAAGAACAAGAATTAATAAAATGGAGAAGTAATTCTCTTCATTATCTAGACAAGTTGGATGAAATACGAGGAACCGATTGGAAAAAAACTTGTCCAGAATTATATGAAAGCATGAAAGTATGGTATGATTTACCTAAGGGATTGTATTAATGAAAGACTATAAGAAAAATCCAAGATTTTGTATGCTACCGTTTATGACGTTGAACACAAGACCCAACGGACAAATAAAACCTTGCAGTCAAGTCATGGGCATGAAGCCGATTAAAAAGGATAGGAATGTTAAAAACTTAATGGATCCGGGAGGTGACTTTCTAAATCTCACAAAAGATAATATCAAGGATATATGGAACAGTGAGTTCATGCGTGATTTTAGGAAGAAAAAAATAAACGGTGAATACATCAAGTTTTGCGAAACCTGTTATCAAGAAGATGCCATGGGTGCTCACAGTAAAAGAAAATCCTTTATTGACATGAACTATGAGGACAACAAACACCTGGTTGAAGAAGCAGACAAAAATGATGGGTACATGAAAACTTTACCCACATGGTGGGAATTGAGATTCAGCAGTATTTGTAATCAGGCCTGCAGGATGTGTATTCCTCAAACCAGCAGTAAAATTAGAGAAGAGTTTGCTCAATACAAAGATGATTTGCCTGAACAATACAAGATACAAACAGAGGTAGCATTAAGAGATAATGAAAAATTTGGGTATCTGGGCAACAATGCATATTTTAAAAACCAACTGTTTGAAGCACTGCCGGATATCAAGTACATTGAAATACACGGAGGAGAGCCAACAGTAGACAAAGAGTTGTGGAAAGTTTTAGAGAAAGTGGTTGAATCAGGACACAACAAACACATTCATATACACGTTCACACAAACATTCACAGTTTAAGAGAAAGACACATTGAATTATGGAATCAATTTAAAAGTGGGTGGATAGGAATATCCATTGATGCATACGGAAAAGAAAATGAATACATCAGACACAACAGCAGATGGGAAAACATTGAAAAGAACTTGCTACTCACAAAAGGACTAGGACCGCATTGGAGACAGTGGGTAACAAGTTCTGTGATGGCATATAATTGTTGCACAATGCACAAACTAGTAGATTGGTTCAACAACTACACAAAAGCAAATGATCTACGTAGATTAAGATGGAGAATGGATCCTGTTACCAATCCTAATCTAATGAGAATAGAACACGTGCCAATGTATCTGAGAGAACAAGCAATCAAGGACTTAGAGCCTCTAGTTGGCACATTACAAGATGCACATCTAAACGAAGAGTCAATAGACATGGTTAAAGTATTGCAAAAAACATTGAGAAGTACAGAAAAACCAACTGAAGGATCTCGAGAAGAATTGATAGAGTACACAAAAGTATTAGATGTAAAAAGAAAACAAGATGTGTTAGAAATATTCCCTCATCTCGAGGAGGTGTTCGATGTCTAATCGTTGGCAAAATTTAGAAAACGTTAAAAAGTTTGAAATAGAATTATCCAGTCACTGCAACGCAAGATGTCCTCTGTGTATCAGACAGTTGCTAGGTACAGATCAAGAAAGACCTGGATTTAGAAAAGGGCATTTAACATTAAAGCAAATGGAAAGTTTTGTGTCTCAGATACCAGATCCATCCAAAGTGGTTCTATACATGGCAGGCGTAGGCGGAGATCCTATGATGAATCCAGAAGCAGTAGAAATATTCAAACTTTGCAGTGATGCAGGATTCAAAGCAGTTACAATAGACACCAACGGATCTTTAAGATCAAAAGATGTATGGAAACAATTAGGCGAAATAAGCAAAGCATCTGGTCCTAATATCGACACAAGAAAAATGCAAATCACTTTCAGTGTTGATGGTTTAAAAGATACCAATCCTCTTTACAGAATAAGAACAGACTTTGACAAAATAATGGAAAATGCACAAACATATATTGACGCAGGTGGAATAGCAGAATGGAAGTACATCATATTCAAGCACAACGAACATCAAGTACAAGAAGCAGAACGCATGGCCAAAGATATGGGTTTTATGACATTCATATCTGAACCATCTGTGAGACATTATGATCCAAAAGATAATTCATATGCAAGAGAAGAAGGCATGGGAGACAAAGTACCAGAAGCACCAGCAGTTACTAAAAAAGAAACAATTAGATACAATGCGGCTACAGGTGAAGTAAAAGAGATTGCTTGTAAGGTAATGGAAAAAAGCATGATGTACATAACAAACGAATTTAAAGTTTTGCCGTGTTGTTATTTTCATTCATGGCAAGTCATTGACGAGTATTTGATCAGTACAAAAGAAAATCATGAATCTGATACAGTACCGTTCTTTAAAGGATTTAATAATGATTTAGATTCACGTCCTTTGCGTGACATAATGGAAGACCCGTGGTGGGATATGCTTATGACTAAATGGAACACTTGTGATCCACAGATTTGTGCAAACAACTGTAATCAAAAAAAATATTGGAACAAAGAGAAAAAATTTGATAGGTTATTCAAAGAAGGAGACATCAATATACCAAAATACAGGAAAGAAAATGTCTAAACTAGTAGCAACAAAATACAAGCACAACAAACTTAAAACAATGATGATCGATTGGTATATCGGTAAGAGATGTAACTTTGCTTGTTCTTATTGTGCTGACTTTATACACGACAACTATTCTAAGCACGTGCCTTTTGAAAAGATGAAAATCTTTGTAGATAAAATTGTTGCAAGGTACGGAACAAATATCCACTGGAGTTTGACAGGTGGCGAGCCAACACTCAATCCTGACTTCATGCAATTACTAGAATACTTGCAGGACAAAAAATATCAAATATCTGTGTGTACAAACGGCAGTAGAACAATTGAATATATGTACAAGATGTATGAATTAGTAGACAACATCACATACAGTTTACACTTTGAACACATTACACCCAAGATAGAAGATTTTACAGAAAAAGCATTACAGTTGGAAACGTTCAGAAGAGAGTGGAACGATAATATTCCTAAAGACAAAGAAGGCTGGGATCTAGGACAGATGCAACCCAAACAATTTATTGCACGTTTTATGGTACTGCCTGGATTCAATAAAGAGATTGCAGACATGACGGCACATTTCAAAGAGTTCGGAATACAAAAAATTGAACATAGAGTAATACGTCCTCAAAAAGATATGTTCGTTGCAGAAAGCAAAGTTAAAACAGACAAAGGAAATTACAAGTGGAAAACAAAACCCAGTGTTAAAGATGTAGACACAGAAACTAAAGTTGCTCCAGACTGGTCCAATGCAAGTGACGTAACAGAGATATTCAAAAGGGAAGAACGTTGGTACAGTGAAGACGACAGAGATGTATTGCAAAAAATGTACGAAGGAGTTGCCGCGGAAAGAAAATGGTTATTAGGTTTTGTAGAGGGCGAAGACGGATCTATAAAAGAAGAGTCGTATCACTATAACAGTTTAAACTACGAATACAAAACAAGTTTCAAAGGTTGGACTTGCTATGCAGGAGTTACATTGTTAAAAGTTGCACCCAACGGAGATATCTTTATAGGAAACTGTTTCCAAGGTGGTCCATTAGCAAACATTTATACAATGGACGACTCTGTACAATTACCTACAAAACCTGTAGTGTGTGAGAAGTTTAGATGTACAGATCCCATGGATCTAAGACAAACAAAATACATAGATGAGAAATATAAAGGATTGGTGTTATAATGGATCTTAAATGGAGCAATTACGACTTTACAAAAATTCCTTACAACGATCTTGTATCTGTTGGACAGCGAACGTTACTATACAGAGACTTGTTTACTGTGAGTTGGTTGCTAGGTAGATTTTGTAATTACAGATGTTCTTACTGTTGGCCGTATGCAAGGTCAGATAAAAAAGATCACAGACCGACTGCACTATGTTTATCAACTATCGATGAAATTAAAAAACAAGCAAGACAAAACGGATTCAACAGTTTTCATTTCAGTTTGTCTGGCGGAGAGCCTACTTTTCATCCAGGATATCTTGATATTCTAAAATATCTTGCTGATGATGTTCCTAATACAAATTATACTTCCATACACATGACAAGCAACTGTTCACGACCTTTTAAATGGTTTCAAACGTATGTAGAGTATGCAAAACCTTTTCACAGAGCATCAATTACAGCAAGTCTACACACAGAACACGTAAACACAAAAGAAAAAATGCAAGACCTAGCAGACAAGTTAATATTATGCCAGGAGCATGATGTACAAGTAACAATTAATATGGTTATGGTTCCAGATGCATTTGATGAATATTACGACAATGCATTATTTTTCCATGAGCAAGGGATCAATGTAACTCTTAAACCACAGTCAGATCCTACAGCAAGTAAAGTTGTAGATGGTTATTCTAAAGAAATGTTAGACAAGTTATATAACGGAATGCCACAAAGAGCATATACAGAAGCAAAACGTAAGTATGTCGAAAGACCAAAACCAAGATTTGCCATGCCACAAGACACAGAAGAACAAAACGATAAAAGTGTGCCAGCACATTTTCAAGTAGAGTTCAAAGACTCACATGGTAAAAAATGGTACATGGACCAAGCAGAACGTTTCAATGCATTTAACTTTAATAAATTTAAAGGTTGGTTATGCAACTCCGGATATCAAGGTATTATCATAAGAGAGCCTGATGGTAGTATCAAACGTAGTTACAGTTGTCGAGACGTACCTTTAGGTAATATAGAAACAGGATTTAAATTATTCAGTGCACCGATGCCTTGTATGACTGACTCATGTGTATCAAGTGCTGATTCAAAAATACCAAAAAGAAAGGTATTATAATGAAACATTATATTGTACAATGTTTTAAACACAACAGAAGGAAAAAAAATGGCGAAAGATAACGACGACGGAAAACTAGAACTTTCATTAAGAGTACTAGGCAACGAACTTATAGGAATTAAAATGGTTGTTGATGACTTTAAAATGAAATGGTTAGCAATAGGTGTAGTAACCCTTATTGCAACTGGTTGGGCAATAAGCACATTTGGTCCACTGGTAATGGCAACTTTTGAGAAAATATAAAGGAGAACAAATGATTAATTGGATAAAGAATCTAATTGCAAAACTGAAATCAGAAATTGCATATAGAAAACGTATCAAAGAATTAAAGAAAAAAGATCCGTTCATATACAAATAGAAACAAAATAAATGTGGAACAAAAAAAGAATATTAAAAACCATTAGTTGGCAACTACTAGGTCTTGCTTGGTTTATGAGTTATGCTTTTGTTGTTGGTGGTGATCTGTGGTACACATTTGGATTATCATTAGCAAGTATTCCTGCAGGTAGTATAATGTATTATGGGCACGAATGGTTATGGGAAAAAATTAAATGATGAGAGAAGATTTAATGGTACAGCAACAAGTCAAAAGTAAATGGCAACACATGGTTGGGGTCATTTGTCTGAATCAAACATATAGAAAACAAGTAAAAGAAGTATTGCCAAAGTTGTTCAAGAGATATCCAACTTCTGAAGCATACCTGCGTGGCAGATTAAAAACACAAGAAAATATGTTAAAGCCTTTGGGTATGTGGAGTGTGAGAGCAAAAAGATTAAGACAAATGAGCAAAGAGTATCTCACATGGGATGGCAAAGAAGCATCTGACTTATATGGTATAGGCAAGTACGGCAGTGACAGTTATAAAATATTTTATAAGAATGAAATACCCGATGATGTCCAAGACAAAGAATTAAAAAGGTACGTGGAACAGTTATGAGAATTTTAGGAATAAATTGCATGAATCATGATGCCGCTATGGCAGTGGTAGACATACAAGGTGGCGGAGATATATTATGGGCCGCACACGCAGAACGTTACTCCAAAGTGAAGAATGATCACTACCTGAATCAAGAAATAGTCAATGAAGCAATGACGTATGGTCCTTTTGACAAAGTGGTATATTATGAAAAACCTTTGTTGAAAAAGACCAGACAACTGTACGCAGGACAGTACGGACCTGCATTATCTTATACAGAAATGCCTCACAGACATTGTGCCATGTTTGGAATAAAAATAGATGAATGTGTTCTCCATCATGACTCACACGCCGCGGCAGGATATTTTACATCACCATTCAACGAAGCAGTAATATTAACAGTGGACGCAATAGGCGAATGGGACACAGTATCAATATCTACAGCAGTAGGAAATAAAATTGAAAGAAAAGAAACAATACGGTATCCTCACAGTTTGGGAATATTATATTCAGCATTCACACAACGTTGTGGACTAAAGCCTGCTGAAGAAGAATACATCCTAATGGGAATGGCCGCATATGGTGAACCCAAATACAAAGACGATATCTATGAAGACTTTGTGCAACAGTCACCGTTCAAACTTAAGAAGAACCTACACAGGGGATTGGGAGAGTGGCATCCTGAAGCAGACGTAATGGACATTGCCGCAAGTATCCAAGAAGTAACAGTTGAATGCTTGGCAGGACTTTGGCACAAGGCATCGCAATATGCTCCCATGGGCAAACCAAAAAATTTAGTGTATGCCGGCGGAGTAGCACTTAACTGTGCGGCCAACAGTTCTTTGGCCAACATGGCATTGTTTGACAACATATGGATAATACCAAATCCAGGAGATGCAGGCAGTTCATTAGGTTGTATTGCCGCCGCAGAAAAACAACACCTAGATTGGAACAATCCGTTCTTGGGATACAACATAGAGGGAGAGTATCCAGTAGATGCAATCATAAAAGAATTAACAGAAAATAAAATGTGTGGTGTAGCAAGTGGCCGAACAGAGTTTGGTCCTAGAGCACTTGGTAATAGATCACTGTTGGCAGATCCAAGAGGACCAGAGATCAAAGATTTGGTAAACGGAATCAAGAAGAGACAGAAGTTTAGACCGTTTGCTCCAGCAATATTAGAGGAAGATGTGCATGAGTACTTTACCCTGCCTAAAGGTGTTCAAAACACCCCTTATATGCAATTTACAGCGCCTTGTACGCATGGTAAAGCCTTTCCTGCCATAATACATCATGATAATACAAGTCGTGTGCAAACCGTCTCTAAAAGCGATAATCCGGGGTTCTACGAACTGCTAAAAGAGTGGAAATACAAGACAGGTTGCCCTATACTTTTAAACACCAGTTTGAACATTAAAGGACAACCAATAGTAAATGATGTCAAAGATGGTAAAGCATTTGAGCAGAAATACGGAGTAAGAGTTCTGTCATGAGAATACTGCTAACAGGTCATAAAGGTTTTATTGGTTCAAACTTACTACCAAAATTACAAGACCACGATGTGACCACCATTGATGTTCTAGACGGAAAGGATCTCCAAAGTTGTGATTTACCAGAAGACATAGATTGTGTAATTCATCTAGCAGGAAGATCAGGGGTACGCGATAGCATAAAAAATCCAAACGCATATTTTCAAAATAACGTTTTAGGGAGTTTACGCATATTTGAAAAATATAAAAACGCAAGGGTAATTTACGCAAGTTCTAGCACAGCCGCAGAACCAGACAGGAACCCATATGCATATTCTAAAATGACTATGGAAAAACTTGCTCCTGAAAATAGTGTCGGGTTACGATTTACAACAGTATACGGACCTAAGGCAAGAGAGTTTATGTTTATACCAAAATTATTAAATCGAGATGTACGTTATGTTAATACTAATCATACAAGAGATTTTATCCATGTTGATGATATATGCAGAGCAATAATAAAAGTCATGGGTAGCGATATAGTAGGAGTAATGGACGTAGGCACAGGAGAAACAAATTCGTTAATCGACATTGTAAATCATGTTGGTTTGAAAAATGTAGAACACAAAGTTGGCGACGAACACGAAAGACTAGATAACCAAGCAGACATAAAACCATTAATGAGTATAGGATGGAAACCTACAATTAAATTGTTTGATTATTTAGACAAGCATTATGGATAACACACTTCATACACCATTTGGTCCAATACTAATGAAGGGAGTTATGTCAGACGAATTGCATACTGCACTATTAACAAAATCTAATAATAGTAGAAACAAAGACAATGACTTTAGGCATGGTCTAGCAGGAAACATAGCAGAAGAATACAAATTAGATTTTTCTGAAGAAGAGAAAGAAATAGTTCATGCACAATTATTAGATCTTGCACAAACATATATGTTACAAGCAAAAAAAGAAAAAAGAATTAAAAAATTTGGAAGACCTAGAATAAAAGATTTAAAAATAGTTGAACCTATTTGGGTAAACTATATGAAAGCAGGAGAATGGAATCCAAGTCATTTTCATGCAGGACTTATATCTTGTGTAGCATATCTTTCTGTACCAGAAGAGATAGAAATAGAAAATGTTGAATCTGAGCATTCTAAGAAAAGTAATATTCCTAGTGCAGGAAGAATACAATGGACATATGGTGAAAGCATTCAATTTTCTGAAACTTATTTTACCCAAGTTCCAAAAGACAAAGATATTTGGTTCTTTCCAGCAGAACTAAAACATTATGTTTATCCGTTTAAATCAGATGTTGAACGTGTATCTATTAGTTGTAATTTTAAGTAAAAGACTTTTTTAATATACTAGATGTTTTCGCTTGAACATCTATTTTCAATTTAGGAATATCAAATTTAATATTAACTTTATCTATTTGATGATAATGCTTATCTAGTGCATCGGTAATTAAAGTTGCTACTTTTTTAGAATCTTTAATTTTTAATTCTTTTTCAATATCGTATCTCAACGATACAGAACTCTTTAACTGAATATTAATCCATTTAACATATACTATGGGTAGGTTTGAAAAATTAATACCGTCAAGTACCTCTGGCCACTCCTTAACAAAATCTTGTGTAAGAGTGACCCAGGTATGTTTACGTTTTCTTTTTGGAACTTTTTTTGGCATCTTTGATAACTTTTTTATTTGTATCCTCTGCTTTTGAGGTATCTACTATTGCTAACTCGCTAACTTTGACGCCTTTGTCTTTCGCAATTAAGTTGTTTAGTTTCTCAAGTGATATTTTACCGTCATCACCAAGACCGTATGTTACCATAATTGCAGTTGTTGACTGCTTCTTAAGATAGTTTCCACTATGAAGCATCTCTAACATATTCTCGCCATTAGGAAAAGTTTGTCTTCCTATGTAGGTACCAAATTCGTTTTCTGCTTGGCCACCTTCTGACTCAACCGCTTTCATTAATGCTTCATTGTATACATCGGGTAAAAATTTCGGTGCTACAACCAAGCAACTTTCGGAATCGTTTGGCAAAGTTCTAAAAACAATAACAACAGGTGTTGAAGTTTCTTTAAACTCACCCATGTGTTTCATTCTAGTTTTCTTTGCTTGAATGTCCGCGGAGGTAGTTCCTGCATCCATAACCGCTTTATCGTGAAGTCCTGCTATTGCCATGGTTTATCTCCTTATCCTTGTGTGTCAGGTGCCGGAGGAGTTGCTGGTGCTCCTTCTTCGCCTTCTTGTTTAGGCGGAGCCACTTTAGCCAAAAAGGCTTGAAGTTTATTATAAACTGCTCCTACCATTGCCATTTCATTGGCTCTAAATGCACCTCTTGTTGAAGCAACATCTATTACTGTTGAAAGGTTTCTTAAATCTCCAATACTCAAATCATTTTGAGGCGCTTGTCCTTCTGGACCTGGAGCCGCAGTACCGGAAGCATTTGCTGGTGCTTCTGTTTCTACTTTCGCTTTTTTCTTTGTTTTTGCTACCATTTATTTTTCTCCTATTTGCAAATAGTTTCTATTATTGTAACAAATAATAGTTATATTTGCAAGTTTTATTATCGAAAGATTGTGATTATTTTGGTAATTTGTTTTTGATAAAATCCCAAGAAAGGGCACTCTTTACCAATTGTTTATCTATAGATTTTTCAAAAGCATAAAAGGCACCTGTAGAATAGAACCAACCTTTTGACCTTTCGACCAAAACTTTATCAATTAACTCTAATAGTTCTTTCTCTAATACATCTTCTATATCTAGTACATAGAAATCGCTTTTAAGTTTAAAAAATTGTTTTGTTGTTAATTGTTTAGATGGCATTAGTTAATCCAATCACTTGCTAAACCAACAATATATATTACTGTAAGTCCTGCATTTAAAACAATCAAGGATTTTTCTTTCCATAATATGCCTATTACTACCCAACCTAAGTTTGATACTGTGAATGCATAACTGTACCAAGGGTACATATTAAACGCCGCCATTGTTGCGGCTCCTATTAAGGTTGCAGTAAAAAACCATGCCAACGGCTGATATGGTTTAACTTGTATTTCTGTGTTAGATGGCATCTATATTTTCTTCAATCTGTTTATGATATTTTACGAACTTTTCAGTTTCTTTTTTGTTAAGAAATGCAACAGAACCAAAACAAGGGTAACCGTTTACACCAGTTGGAAATGCATCTTTCATAAAAGAATAATACATAAAAGGTTTATTTTCTACTGTATCTTTCCTTTGTACAGGATTCATTAACATCAATGGCATAAACACCATGCCAAGGTCTTGTGCATCGCGAACTTGAAGACTCGTAAACACATCACCTCTATAACAACCTACCGCAAGTTCTTTTAACTCTTTATTGGTACGACCTTTATAGACCTTACGATCTTTTCTTTTTACTTTGTATTCTTTTATTTTACTCATCGTATTCATATAAATCCTCCCACGTTCCCATGGCCAATGCTGAAGTAGTTTTTAAACTATGGATAGTTTTGCCTATTCTTTTTAGATGTGCTAAATGCACAGGATCTCCTTTAAGCACCTTTGCTTTCCTTGTGCAGTATTTTGCATATTCTAATATTTCACCTTCTAGTTCTTCGTACCACCATACTTTAGGATCATGCTCTGATGCTTTAGAGTGTTTTACATATGCCTTATCTAATTTAATTTCTTTTTTCATTAATCTCCCATCAATCCACTTAAAGCGAACAAAGTTAAATCGCCAGGATTTTCAAATCCTATTTTTAATCTAGCGGAAGGATTGTCACCTTCTAACGATACATCATCAACAATAGAATATCTTCCGTGACAATGCTCGTATATCCATGCATTAATATCTTCTACTTGTCCGTCAGTCCTCGGAGTGAGTGTTGTAGTAGTAAAGTGTGGAAGACAATACGAT